CGCCTGCCAAAACGTTTGTAGTAGATTGGATAGTGAAGGAGTCATTGTAGCATGGCAATTCCGCTGATTGATTTATCGAATATAATTAAATGGTTTTCAGGTTCAGGCAGTGGGACACCTGGCGATCCGTATGTAATGGGTGTTTCGCAATCAGGTGCGAGTGAGTACCATATAGGCGAGGTAACAGGCCAGGGCAAGGGCGTTAAAGTGGCCCTGACCGTTACGGCATCATCTGCCTACAGTGCAGGCAATAGCATCGGCGGCAAAATCACCATTGCTAATGCTGTGCGTGTTTCTGGTGGCGTAGCTATCCTGAGCAGTATCCAGCTTTTAGACCGCGCCAATCAAAAGCCGGTTGGCACGATTTACATTTTTGACGCTGACCCAAGCGCCGCCACGTTGACCGACAAAACCGGCTTTGTGTTCTCCACCGATGATTTAAAAGTGGTAGCGCAGATTCCGGTTTACTCCAGCGATTGGATTACGACCAACAGCAAGGCATTGGCAAATCTGCCCGGCCTCGCGCGCTTGGTGCAGGCTGCCAGTGGGACAACGCTCTACGCGGCGTTCGTGACCACTAGTACGCCTACCTTTGCGGCAACGACAGATGTACAAATTATTTTTGGCTTTACTTACGTGAATTAATATGCTGCTACCTATCCGCCAAGTGCTAATGGCACGTAATAGCAATCCATACCTGGTAAATGATGGCTTTGACACCGATGTGGCCGCGGGGTCGCTCAATGGCTCGCAGGCGCTTCCGGGGCCGGGTGGATTGCGCTTTGTCACGGACACCAACGGCAAGATGTCTGTTGGTTCTGGAACGTTGACCGTTGTTACAGGCGGTGCTACTAGTGGCGATCCTGGCGGCTGGTATAGTGTCTATCGGCGCGTTCCTGGGCTGTTTATCCTGGGCAGCATCACTTATACGTCCGCCATCGGCTTTCAGATTGGGTTTGATACTGATATGGCCGGCGCGGCACGCTATAGCATCAATGGCTCTGGCACATCGCTGCGTGTGACACCGAACGCAGGCGGCACACAAATCACTGTAGGGGCCATTGCTGCAACCAATACCTATCAATTGTGTATGGCAATGCGGCATCAGGGCTTTTTTGCTTTGATTAAGGGTGGTGCATTTAGCAACTGGACATTAGTTTGGATCGATACAACCGAAGCGACAGGTCCACTCTATCCAAACATCAGCGCAAATAGCTCGACAAACGCATGGTCAGGCGATAACGTGAAAGTACCCAACGCCTTCTGGTTGCCTACACCGCTTGCCTCAGATGGCTTTGGCGGCTCATTTGGCACTACTGATGGCATGGCCCACGCTGAGGGCGTTTCGGGCTGGTATGGGACCGGCGGCAATGGGCTGACTTGGACGCAAGTTGGCACATGGGGCAATAGCGGCGGCGTGGCATCCGCCAGTGCCTTGAGTGGTGGTGTGGCTTATGCCACTGTACCGTGTGGGACAGCCAATGTCATTGCTCGTCTAACACCCACGCGCAATGGGGGGAGTGCAGGTTTACTGTTGCGCTATGTAGATGCCAGCAACCACGTGCGCGCCTACATCGACGGCACTAATGCCAAAATAGATGATGTTTCGGCGGGTGTTGTCACGAATCGCATCAGCGCAGCCGCCACACAGAACGCCCAAATCGTTGTCGATCTCAGTGGCGCAGCAGCCCGTCTGTACGTGGGCAATACGCTGATTGGCACCAGTGCGGCCATTGCCAACACAACCGGCACAGCACATGGGTTGTACACAACGGACACTTCAAACACTTTTGACAATTTTAGCGTGTACGCCAAAGGCACTGGTGGCGAGTATAGCATTTTGGACAATTATTAATTATGACCGAACGCAGAGAGTACGACGAGGCAACCAAGGCGGCGGTGATGGCCGCCTTGATGGATGGGCAGTCAGTTTCATCAGTCGCAAACGAATATAAAATCCCCAAAGGGACCGTCAAATACTGGAAATCCCAGGTTCAGCCTACCGCCCTGGTTGATCCCCAAAAAAGGGATCGAATAGGCGAATTGATCATCGCTGGGTTAGAGGCCAAATTGGTAGCAATAAAGGCAATGGCTGATGTTTTTGCGGACAAAGACTGGATCAGACTCCAACCGGCTTCCGAAATCGCTGTTTTGTTCGGCGTCGTCTCGGATAAAGCGTTCAGGGTACTTGAAGCGCTCCCTGACGCAACAGACGAAGAATAGGCCGCTGACCTTTCGTCAGTTCATTAGGCTGGTGAATCCTAAATACAAATTTTACGCGCACCTTGATAATCTTATATCAGTTTTGCAACGGGTGGCCGATGGCGAAATCACCAGGCTCATGGTTTTTATGCCGCCTCGCCACGGCAAATCAGAAACTATCAGCCGCCTATTCACGGCCTACTACCTTTATCGCCATCCTGAGCGCTGGATAGGCTTAACGTCCTATGCCGATGCGTTGGCCAGCACATTGAGCCGCAACGCCAGAGAAAACTACAAAGAAGCCGATGGGCTATTGAATCCAGAGGCGGCGGCGGTGCATCATTGGGAGACAGACCAAGGCGGCGGCATGTGGGCGGCTGGTGTTGGTGGACCGGCCACTGGCAAAGGCTTTCATTTAGGCGTCATTGATGATCCTGTAAAGAACGATGATGAGGCGCAAAGCCCAACGATTCGCCAGCGTAATAAAGACTGGTACTTGTCTACCTTTTACACCCGCGAAGAGCCTGGGGCAGCAATTATCGTTGTACAAACCCGCTGGAACGAAGACGACCTAAGCGGATGGTTGCTTAGTCAAGAGGGCGGCGAGGATGATGAGCCGGAACGCTGGCATATCATCAGCATGGAAGCTATCAAGGAACACAGTCAGGCACAATGGCCAGCAACTTGCACCGTAGAGCCAGACAACCGGCAACCAGGCGAGGCGCTTTGTCCAGAGCGCTACGATATTATCAAGCTAAACCGGCGCAAGAAGCGCTTAGGTACATATTACTGGAATGCCCTTTATCAGCAGCGTCCATCACCCGACGAAGGCGGCATCTTCAAGCGGCATTGGTGGCGCTACTGGAAGCCTAGAGGCGTCAATCTGCCGCCGGTCTATGTAAAGCTGGCTGATTTTACGCTCATGGAGATTCAAGCTGTCGATCTGCCTGATACGTTTGATGACATGGCGCAATCGTGGGATTGCTCCTTCAAGGACACCAAGGCTAGCGACTTTGTGGCGGGGCTGGTACTGGGCAAGGTTGGGGCGAACAAGTACATGCTGGACTATTACAAGGAACATGCCGACATTAGCAGGACCATGAGCGCCATTGAAGGCTTTGCGGCCAAATGGCCCAGGGCTTACGCAAAACTGGTAGAAGACAAGGCGAATGGGCCGGCGGTGATCCAACTGCTGACCAACAAGGTGGCAGGCTTGATTGCCGTCGAGCCAGAAGGTGGGAAACTGAGCCGAGCCTATGCTGCATCACCCACCGTTGAGGCGCACAATGTGTTTTTGCCGCATCCACTGCTATTCCCTTGGGTGCAAAGTTTTATCGATAATTGTGCCAGCTTTCCCAACGGCGCGCATGATGATGACATAGACGCATTTACACAAGCGGTGATTCGTTGGGAAAATGCGCCGTTACCTGTGCCATTTGTCCAGGGCAAAGCCCAAGGATGGAATCCAAGATGAGTTTTATTGACAATATCCGCAATTATTTCACCCGCGCAAGACGCCAACCCTTGCCGCCGGTCAGCATGGCGTTGCCTGGTGGCCGTGCATCCGTTGACGCTATCGGCACGTTTCCCACGGCGAATTGGTTGCTTGTTTCACCCGACAACTACGAAACGAACTGGCAACTGTTGACCGTTGACAGCAAAGCCTTGGAGCGGATGGACCCGACGAAGCTCATGGAAATCCTAGCTGACCTCTCCCCGGAAGTCAGCCGTGCTTTGTGGGACTTCTTGCGGCTCTGCAATCCAGGGTGGAGCGCTAAAGCGTATCGACCCGCCAGTGAGACGGAGGACGAAAACGCCAAAGCCGCCATCGAAGCCTTTATCAAGGTGCTAGAAATTGATCGCAAGAACGGCACGTTTGACGTGGTAATCGGGCGGCTATTTACCGCGGCTTTTTTGCGCGGTGCATTCTGCGCTGAATTAGTGTTAGATGAAAAAGGTAGGATACCGCTTGATTTGGCAATCCCCGACCCGTCAAGCATCCGCTTTCAGCGCAAAACCGATCCGGTGTTAGGGCAAGTGTGGCAGGCGGGGCAATGGCAAGCGTTTAGCTTTGTTGTGCTAGACCGGCCCACGTTTACCTATGTACCGATTGACCCGATGCCTGGGAAGCCCTACGGTCGCCCACTGGCCGCACCAGCGTTGTTTGCCTCGCTGTTCTTGCTTGGCATGTTGCACGACCTAAAGCGAGTTATCCAGCAACAAGGCTATCCACGGCTTGACCTGAGTGTGGACATTGAGCAGTTGGTCAAGATTGCGCCGCAAATCGCCAGCAACGCGCAGGCGTTTCAGCAGTTCACTAGCAGCATTATTACCAGTGTCGAGGATGCTTACCGCCAACTGAAACCCGATGACGCGTATATCCACACGTCGAACATTGCGGTCAATCGGCCAGTTGGGACGGTTGATGCAAATCTGTCTGGGCTGGATAGCATTATCACGATGCTCGAACGCATGTGTGTGCGTGCGCTCAAGACGATGCCATTTATGTTTGGCCTTGACGACCGCATGGGCGATTTGCAGGCTAATCGACAATTTGAACTGTTCAACGCCGGGATTGAATCTATCCAAAAATACGCCAAAACAATCTTGGGACGCCTCTTGACGTTGGCGCTTGAAGCACAGGGTATTCAAGCAGAAGTGATTTTTGAGTTTGAGCAACTGCGCGCCAGTGAGGAACTGCGCGAGGCGCAAACCGAACAGTTGCAAATCTTGAATGAAGTAGCGAAAGTAAACGCCGGTTGGATAACCGATGATGAAGCGTCTGAAACGATTACCGGCCACAAGGCGAATGGCACGAAAGCCGCACCGCCTACACCGAATCAGCAACCAAACGCACCCGGCATCGGCAACACGGACGGCGGGCAGGCTGTACCGAACGCCACACAGAACAACGCAACGTGGTTGGCTGAGATTCGGGCGGCGCGGGCGGAAGTGGCGAAAGCGATGGAAATGGTGAGTTATGGTCACTCGCCATTAAGCGCTGGCATTCCACTTAACGGCAAGGTTCATCTCAATGGCAATTGATAACACAGCGCTTTACCACAGCCTATCCCGCCTGCACCGTGCCTACGATGGCTTGCTTGGTGTGCGCAGTGTGACCATGCCGTTGCCGTCCAAAATGCCGCTAACGGTCGAGATGGGCGAACACCTCTCGCCGGCGCTCAAAGATGTCTACTGGCATCCGTTGCGTAATGGCCTATCCGAAGCGCCGGAAGATACAGAGGATTTACGCGACTGGCTAAATCGACAGTTGCGCAACGCTGTGACCTGGGCGGCGATTCTGGCCTTGCTCATGCGCTACTACCGGCGGTCAGCGAACTATGGCGGCGAAATTGCGCTACGTAGGCTTGGCATTGATGGCACATTCAACCTGACCGATGCTGACGCGCTGTCTATGCTCGATAGTCGCGCGACGATGCTGACTACGCCGGATAGTGAAATCAACCTGATTGACACAACGGTTAGCGACTTGACCGCAGCGATTCCAGCCGCACGCGCCGCCGGTGACAGCGTGTTAACAGCGATTGGGGCGTACATCGCTGGCAGAGCGCTGACTAGGGCTGTGGGCATTGCTACCTATGAATCGCCGTGGGCGTTCAATCAAGGCATGGGCATGACCTACCGCAACAATGGGATTGTTACGATGATGTACGATGTCAACGGCGTTGGTTGTGAAGAGATTTGCGCGCCGTTGCATGGTCAGACGTTTCCAGCGAACGCAGTACCGGCACATTTGAGTTTGCCAAAACATTCGGGTTGCGACTGCATACACTCGCCGGTGACAGAGGGGTGGAGTCAACCGGATATGATTTGGCTAGGGGGATGAGATGAAAACATTAGGTCAAATGGCGTTTGAGGCGTATTGCGAAGCGAAACGTGGTGTCACTTATGACAACAAACCGATACCGGAATGGACGGCATTAAGCGCCGATGTGCGCTCCGGTTGGGAAGCAGCCGCCCAACGTATTGCAAATCACGTAGACCCACGCCAAGCCCACACCGCCGACCCACGGGAAACGAAGCCGTTATGAGTGGACGCAAGTATATCCATATTGTCACTTGTTTGGACCAAGACGGATTGCGCATCATTTTATCTGCATGGAGTAGTGTAGAACTCGCAGATGAATTCATTGATAAATTTATCGAGCTTCACAAAGACGACCCGTTTTGGCGACTAGATGATATTGTGATCGAATCTATTGTTTTAGATGAGTCAAGATTTTGAGGCGCTTATGAGCAAACTAACGCCACGCGAACAACAAATTTGCCGAGTTGTCATAGAGAATCCTCGCTTAACGATTAAGGGGATTAGTCAGCGTGTGGGCGAAATAAAACCGGCTACAGCTAAGTTTCATTTAGAAAATGCGTACAAGAAGCTCAATGCGGCTAATCGCGCTGAGTTGGTGTTGAATCTGACCAAAGCAAAAACCTAACCATTCGGTTAACCTAACCATATAGACAGCTATCTATCTAAAGCGCTTATTGCTACATTGAGAGCAATAAGCGCTTTTTTTATTTGCTCAGAAATGGTGAGCCATGACCGACGAATTGATTTATCCCTACCATGCCAAAGTGGTTGCCGTGCGCGACATGGCAGCCATGATGGACATGCTCAAGGGCAAAATGCACGACCCGTCCATGATGGACAACATGACGCCGTTCTTTTGGAGCGCGGAAATCAGCAATGGCAACGTGGACAGCTATTTCACCCACATGCTGCCTAGTACGCTGACCAACTTTGCCAACGATGCGACGGCGGGCGTAAGTTTTCAAAACTCGCATCGCCATAACGAATTGCCTTTTGGCCGGTCATTGCGGGGCTTGTATGAGCAGGATAACGTTGTGGCCGACTTTTACACAATCCCTGGACTGAATCTCAATGGCGTATCCACAGACGATTTTATTACCGGCGTCAAAACTGGAATCATCTCCGATGTTTCAGTCGGTTTTTATGGCGGTCAAATGTGGTGCGATGTCTGCAAGGCGGATTACCGCAGTTGGGACTGTCCGCATGTGGCTGGGATGAAATATGACGTGCAGGGAGGTGGACGCATCACGGCGACCGTAGGCGTAGACAATGCACGACTGGCCGAGGTATCAGCGGTCTTTGATGGTTCAACACCGGATGCCACCATTCTCAAAGCGACCCGCATGATCGAGGCGGGCGAATTGAAACCGGACGCGGTGCGGATGCTCGAAGCCCGCTACAGCATGAGTTTTGCGACAAAGCGTAGTTTCCCCGGTGTTGACCTGGGAGAAAGGAAATCCAAAGCAATGGATTTAGAAAAAATCTTTAATCAGTTGCGCGAAGTTTTGGCGCTACCGGCAGACGGTGACGCTGTGGCGACCGTGGCCAGCTTGGTTGCGGAGCGTGACCGGCTTGCGGCTGAACACAAGACCGCAACGACCGACGCGGAAGCCCTACGCGCCAAGGTTGCCGAGCTTGAGCCGCAAGCCAAGGATGGCGCCCAATACCGCACAGACCTGATCGCCGAAGCCTTGGGCGAGGGCGTCCGCGCCTATGGTGACAAGTTCGCCAAGGAGACATACGAGAAGTTGCTACGCTCGGTCACGCTGGATGTCATCAAACAGATGAAGGCCGACTGGCTGACGCTGGGCAACGAACGCTTCAAGGGCGGACGTCAGACCGTTGACAACAGCCAAGCGCCGGGTAAGGAAGAAAAGCGCGGCGCTGGCGTGCC